CATAATAACAAGGAGAGAGCATGAGTAATAAAATAGATCTTGTTGTTAAACGAGATGGTAAAACTGAATCTAAAAGAGAAATCACTCTAAAAGATATTAATCTTGATGAGAGATGTGAACTTGTAGATTTAATGATGCAAGTATCAAAAGAAAACAACCCTAAGATGTTTACTAATATGGTAAACTGCATAAGGGTTGGAACTGATATGACTGATGAACAGATTAATGAATTTACAAATGAAGAAATCATTGAACTATTCAAAGTTATAGGAGATGCTTTAAACAAAAAAAAGTAGATGAGATTCTATTTAGACTAAATGTATGGTATTATTATAAAGGTTGTGAAGTGGTGAAAGATTTTGCAACCTTTCCATACAAAGCAAGAAGCCTTACATTAGGCAAAGAAATAGAATTTAATAGTATAGAAGATGTTTATGAAGAATTATGTAGATGTTATGATAAATCGTTTAACAAGTACCCTTTGGGAGAATCATTATTTGTTTCACACTTATTTTATTCCAACCCTACAGACTTGTATGATCATAATATCCAAAATAGAATCAAAAAAGTTCAATATTCTTTAGAATCTAACACACCTATATATTCTACTGTACAAAACACTCCTGCATCTGTTATAGATGAATTTTTGATATATAAGCATGAATCTAAACATTGTATGCAACACTTAGCACAAGAAAGACAGAAAGAAAAAGATGGCGATAAAAAACGAATACGTACTTAATTTTAAATCACAAGGTGTTAATAAAACCAAAGACAAAGTTGATAAACTTGATGATAGTACAGATAAGTTAAGTAAAACTACCGAAAATAAACTAACTCCTGCATTAGGTAAAGCAAAGATAGCCATTGCAGCATTAGGTACTGCTGTTGTTGCAGGTGCAGGGTATGCAATTAAGACTGCTGCTGAATTTGAAAAGTTAAAAACAAGACTTAATACAATGTATGGATCTGTAAATGCAGGTACTAAAGCATTTAACACTTTTAATAAAATAGCAGCAACTACACCATTTGCTCTTAAAAATGTAGTTGAAGCAGGTGCTTCACTTAAAGCCTTTGGATTAGATGCAGAAGATAATATTAAAGGTTTATCTGATTTAGCAGCATTTATGGGTGTAGATATTGTAGAAGCAGCAGGTGCTATGGGTAGAGCATTTGCAGGTGGTGCAGGTGCTGCAGATGTTTTAAGAGAAAGAGGTGTATTAGAACTTATAAAGTCTTTTAAAGGTATTGATGATATTACTAAACTTTCTTTACCTGAATTTAGACAAGCACTAAAAGAAGCAATAGAAGATCCATCACTTGGTATAGCAGGTGCTACAGATGCTTTAGCAGACACATTTCAAGGTAGATTATCTAATATGAAAGATGCAGTAGACAGATTAGCAGATTCTTATGGACAAAGATTACTACCTATTGCAGAACACATAGTAGGATTTCTAGGTGGTGTAGCAAATGCTGCTTCAGGTGCAACAAATGCTTTTGATGAGCAAATTTTAGCAGTAGAAAAAGGGCAAGGCAGATTAAAAATACTAACAGATAATTTATTGAAAACAGAAAAAGGTAGCAATCAATGGAAAATGCAACTTAGTGAAATTAAAAGAGAATACCCTGATTTTCTAAAAGGATTAGAAGATGAAGATTTAAATTTGCAATCTATTAATGGTAGATTAGATACTTATAACAAAAGATCAGCAGAAAGAATAGAAAACTTAGAAAAAGAAAAAAAACGAGAAGCCTTACTAGAAAAACAAAGATTATTAATTAGTAAACAAGCAGAAGAAGCACAAAATTATGCAGATAATTTAACGAGTGTAGATGATATACTAGCAAATGTATTTGACAAGGCTAAAGATAAAACTGATATGTCTACTGAAGCAGGGTTAAACTTTTTGTCAAATTTAGATTCTATAAGAAAAGAATTAACAGCACAAGAAGATATATATTTACAAGGAGGAAGTGCAGAAGTATTTTATGGTGAAGCCTTAAAAGCAATAGGTTCATTTAAAAAAGAATTAGGAACTGCTGCAGATGAAGGTGTTTATTTTAATGATATATTGAAATCATTTGGTGGAGTGTGGGCAACAGGGCCTGTATTAGCAATACAAGATTACATAGGAGAATTGACAACTTTAACTGATAATTTAACAAATTCAAATATAGAAAATGAGAGATCAATCAAAAACACTTCAGCACAATATGATGCTTTAGGTAATTTAATAACTGATATAGATAACGAATTAGCAGAAGATGCACCTTTTGATGTCAAAAAATTATTATTGGATCCAATAGCAATTAAAGAATCAGGTATTGCAACAGAAGGATATTTAAATAGTTTAACAAAAGTTGATGCAGGATTACAAGTGTTACCTGAAAGTACAGCCAACTCACTAAAAGGTCTTGCTAAATTTAATGCAGGTTTTAAAGCGATAACAAAAGACTTATTTGCACAAGATAGTGCTATTAGAGATCAAGTTATAGGTAGTATGGGTGCAATAGCAATGGCTTCAGCAGGAAGTAAAGCAGAACAACTTAAAGTGCAAAAGTTTATGGTCAAAGCCAATGTTGCTAAAGGTATTATAGATATATTTACAAACCCTGCACCAAAAGGTCCACTAGAAATAGCAAAAGCAGTAGCATTAAGTGCAGGTTTAGTAGCAAGAGGTGTAACACAAACAAAAACTATAGATGAGCAAATTGCAAACATAAATGCTACAAAAAGTAGTGCAGGACAAACACAAACTAGATTTGCACAATATGGTATGAATGAAGTAGTTGATCAAGCAACTCCTATTATAGCAGGAGAGGCAGGTGCTGAGTTAGTGCAAATAACACCACTTGAAGGTGCTAATGTAGATGGGCCACAAGGTGGTGGTAATATAGTAATAACAGGCAATGTACTAAGTAGGGAATTTGTACAAAATGAATTAATTGATGAACTAAGAGAAGCAATAAGACAAGGATATGATTTTAGATAATGGCTATAGAAAAAAGCACTAGATTTACAACAGATACACAAGGTAATGTTCAATCCTCAATACCACTTATAATTATATATAAAACTATAAATTCTAGCAATATTAGTGAAATAGAAAATGTTGATGAATCTGATAAGTTATATATATCTACAAACAACATATATTTTGATGGTAACTATTATGAGCCATTACTTAATAAACAACCAAACATAAAACAAAGCATAGATACAGAAAACAAGAATCTAAGAATACAAACAAATTCAATAGAAATTAATAATGCACAATTTCATGGTAGAGTATTTTCAGATTATTTAGTAGATATAAATAATTGTATAATTAGGATCTACTTTAAAACTCAATCTTGCAAGACTTTAGATGATTGTTTGTTAGTATCACAATCAGTAATTACTAAATATAAACAAAGAGGTGATATAGTATCTATTGATACAGAAGATTCTACAGAACCAATATTAAGTCAAAAAATACCTGAACTAGCAGAAGGTACTGATTTTGCTTTTTCTGATCAGTTAAAACCTATACCAATAGTATATGGACATGTTACAAAAAGTCCTGTAAGAAAAAATATAAACCCATTTGAATCTGATTCTGAAGGTAATGAAGTAGTAATGTCTTTAGTATGTGATAGTAAACCTGTTTATAACATAGCAATACAAGATGATAATGAAATATATCCTATGGTTAATGTAAATGAATTAGGATTCAATGAATTATTTAATAAATCACCTATATACATTTATGATAATAATTATTTAAATATTATAAATAAAACACCAAAAGATTATTTATACCCAATAGCAAATGAAACAGATATAATATTAAATGAAGAAAATGAATTTTTTGAGTTTTCTAATAATCAAATATTAGTTACTGCAGAATACTTTAAATTTCAGGAAGCATTACAACAATCTGAATCATTAGGTGGTTTAGAACTAGATAGTGCTATTATAAGTAGAATATTAAGAAAATTTACAAGTATAAATGGACAAAAACGATCTATAAATGCTAATATAGGTGGTAGTAATTATGGAATACTAGGTGGTAGACTATATGCAACTACAAATAGATTAGATGACCAAGTGTATAGTGCTAGAAAATGGAGACAAGCAATGTTTGAAGAAGATAATTATATCTTACAAACTGAAGCATGTTTTCCTTTTGAATCAGATAATTATGAAGATTGGGATTATAACAATTTTGGAAACTCAGGAGTAGATGAAGAAAATGGTGAAGTAGAATCATCATTGCTTAAAAATTGGAATGTTCCTAATCCTGATGGTAGCACAAGTATATTCAATTTAAATCCAAATAACTATAAAAATTATATATATAATGATGATAATAAAGCATTGTGTTGGAGAGGTGTAGCACATAGTGGGCTTGATTCAAGTAATAGTTATGTAAATTGGGAATTTAAACTAGATGATATTGGTATAGATAATAAATGTATAACAAGAGTATTTTATGACATTTTGCATTATCAAGATGCAACAGCATTTTATGGTGATAATGGGCAAGCAGATTTGTTTAACAGGTATATATCAGGAAGTTTATTTTGGAGTACACAAACACCACTACAAAATGCAATAACTATTGAAAATTTTGATCAAGGTTGGTCTCAAGAAACAGCAGTACAAAGTAAATGGAGAAACTATTGGAATACTCTAGCACCTATTGGACCATTTTTTCAATTCGAAGCAAATGTTGTAACACAAAAATTAAATGGATATAATAATGTAATGCAATCCACAACTAACAATGCAAGAGATAACCAATATGGAACATTTGTAGAAGAATGGAATACAGTAAATCAATTTAAATCTGTTAAAATAGGACAGCCACAATTTTCTAATGTATATGGTAGTGATTTTTTACAAGAAACCACAGGATCTTTAAATTATTTACATTTTATTCAAGATGCTTTTATAGAAAAACCTAATGAAAAAGATTGGTATGTAAATGTTAAAGGTAGAATAGATGAAAATATATTATGGACACCATTTAATTCATGGGAACTTAATACATTTACAAGTGATGAGTTATCTTATATACTTGATAACTTTAGTATAACTGTGTCAGCACAAACAATTAGAGAATCTTATGGATATAATACAGATTTAGGTAGCAGTAACGATACTTCAGGTGGTGATAGTGGTTGGTTAATAAATACAAACCAAGACATAACATGTGATGAACTAATAAACTCAATGGAATTTGATGTACAACCTGAATGGATTTGGGTATATACAAAGCAAAGCATGGTTACTGAATATAACAACCTTACTAGAACTAATGGTAATCAAACTATATTAGAAAATGATTATTTTATAATATTTGCAACAGATCCTGTAAGAGTTAAAACTTACTCATCAGGATATAAGTTTATAAGAATGAACCATATAGTAGGCACTACTAATGATTGGGAACAAGGATTCACACCACAAGAAGCACAAGATAAAGTCAATGAATTATATATACAAAATGGTTGGAAAGATTATATATATACACCTGAATCATATATGGTAGAAACACCTGCACTTGTTATTAAACATTTATTAGAAAATGAAACAACAATAGAGACTGAAACATTTGATGTAGATATGTTACATAAATCCATAGCAACACATCAAGGTTGGAGAATGGCTTTTACTATTAACGAACAACAAGAAATTAAAGAAATTGTGCAGGATTTATCACAAAACACAAAACTATATCCCAAATTCACACCTGAAGGTAAGTTTGGGTATGCAACAATTAAAAACTATTATAATGCTAGTGATGTTAAATATAACATTAACAAAGAAGATGTTATTAATTATAGTTTTGAAACAACTAAAAATGATGAAATATACAATTCACATGAAATTTCTTATGAGTTTGATTATGCAACTGAAGAATATAATAAACTATCTAAGAAAAATACTATACCTACACAAAATGCTGTATATGATGATTATAAAGAAATAACTGAATATTTATATCAACAAATGCAAAATCTACCTGAAAATTGGTTGTATGACGTAAATAAACTATATAATAAAACAATAGAAGAAGCAAACAATGATGTTGAAGCAAAATATATAAGATCAACACATACAGCAGAATTATACAAAAAGTATTTGCTTATGGAACACATTAATGAACATTTAATTATTAATGTTAGCACAACTAATAAATACATAGATCTTGAAATAGGTGATATAATATATCTTGATAAATTGTCAGAAAAAACAGGTTTAGGCTATAAATATTGGAGTTATGAAGTAAAGGGTGGACAATTATTATATCCTTTTTATATAGTTACACAAGTTAATAAGTCAAAATCTAAAGTAGATATAAAATTAAGAAGATTACATAGACTGCAATATGGCTTACCACAATGGTTAATACAAAACACTATACTTGATACTAATTATACATTACCGAATAATTTTAGTTCTATTTCACAAGTTATTGATGATGGTGGAGTATATAATTATGCAGGATCAACAAATTTAGCACAGCAATTTGAACCAATATTTGAAGAATATCCTGCAGATATAAATAATGAATTTAGTTTACAATGGTATCCTGATCAAAATAGTTACATATTAAAAGCAGAAGAAGGATCTGCAATAAGACTAGATGTGCTACAAACACAACTTTATGACACAACTGAACAAAATTGGAATGTAACATTACAAGAAAAAATAAATGATGAATGGGTAGAATTTAGTGGAGATACTGATAGTTTTAAAAAAATAACTTATGCTAATGCAGATAATAATTACAATGGTTATGTAATTATAGAAGCAAAATCAACAAATACAGGTAATACAAAACAAGGTAAAATAATAATAACAACAAATCTAGGTGATACATTTACAAAAGAGTTTTATCAAGATATACAGCAAGATGAAGAAGATAATAGTGTTGTAGTTGGTGATGTAAATGGTGATGGTATTTTGAATATATTAGATATTGTAAGATTAAAGGAAATAATTATAAATCAAGATGCAACAGATGATGAGTTATTAGCAGGAGATGTTAATAATGATGGTGGTATTAATGTTTTAGATATAGCAATTTTAGTTAATTTAATATTGGAGTAATATGAATGCAGAATTAAAAAATGGTAGTTTTATTTTATACAATGCTAGTGAAATGTTAGGTATAGAAATACATTATTCAGGACAAATAACTATAGATCCTAAATTACCACAAGATTGGATATGTAGAGCAAATACAAATACTATATTAATATTTAGTTTAGGCAATAACAAATTAAACATTGAACAAGAACTATTCACATATACAGGCACACTCAATGTAAAATATGCTTTTGCAACACCTAATGGTAAAGATAAGAAAAACATATCAGTAGCAAATCCTAAACGTAATTGGGATAATATATATTTTAAAGATGCAGATTTTACAAGTTTGACAGAAGATTGGGATTCTATACAAAGCAAAAATAAATCTAATATTAAAAAAGGTTACACAAGCATTGTTAATCAAAATCATATAAAACAAACCAACAAATTATTACAAGCAGAAAAACCAAGACAAACACCTTCTGCAACAACAACTAGAACCACAAGAACTACAACAACAGGAGGTTATTAATGGGTTATCAAAGAGTTGTAAAACCAAGATTTTTCGTAGACATGATGAGTTATTTACATGCTATTGGACATAGTGAGTATTTTGACAGATATGAAGGAGAACATTCAGATACACCAACACCCAAACAAATACATGAAGGAAACAAAACAGATTTATTATATTGTAATCCACAAAGTTTATTAAGATTTACACTTCCTGATGATGGTACAGCAGATACTATATTTAACTACAAGGACTATGTTAATATTAACAAATTTCCTAATATACCAATAGATTGTTTAGTTGTATTAAACCATAACTTGCAAGGAGTCAAATGTGGTGGAGGTTTTTATACTGTAGATACAAGTGTTATGGGATTTGGTGGTAGTGATGATTATGTAAACTTCGGTGAGTATATTGATTATAATGGTTTTTCGATTAGATTAAAAAGCACTACTAATTGGACAGGAAGTGATTCTGAGAGAGCATATTTGTATTTTCATGCTGATGCTGCAAATACAGGTGAAAGATATATGGGAACATATTTCTTTGGTAAAACATATACACCACCTCACAATCCTAATTTATCAATGACTGTAAGTAGAACATTTGATGGTATTAAATCTAGCAAAACTAAGGGAGGACATACGATAAGTAATATTGATCATCTTGGTAATCCTGATTGGGCAGGACATAATGCTTGGGAATTATGGGATACAAATACACAAGAAAAGAATCTAAACTTAGGTAGATTAGGTAGAAGATCTTGGAAACTTACATTTGATTTTGTAAGTGAAACAGATGTATTTGGTGCATTAGAACAATCTAATATATTACCATTTGATGGAACTAGCACATTTCCTGAAAATCCAAACAGTTTAGATTTTACATCAATGGGATATGGTACGATATGGGATAATCCATTATTATTTGATGATAACTTTATAAGTAGAGTTTGGATTCCTACACTAGGTGGAACAATACCTATGATAGTGCAACTTGATGATACTAATAAAAACCCTGATAACTTTGCTATTGTTACAATAAAACAGAACTCATTTAACGTAACACCTAAAGCACCTAATTTATACACATTTAGTATGACATTAGAAGAAACGTGGTAGAATATACCTAAATAACAAAAGCCCTCGTAATTGAGGGCTTTTTTGTTTAAGGGAGGGGAGAGGGTAGACGTGTGCTGTTGATATGCTTACAGGTTAAATAAACAAAAGAAATATGCCTACCCTCTATGGTTTCATGTTTTTTGATTTGCTGCGAGTTCTTTCAAT